CGCGTGCATGGTGGATGCGCCACGATCAGCAGATCCCAGCCCCAGAGCACGACTTCGCGCGCGTCGCCTACGATATGGCGATTGCTTCCGTCCTCGGCCGCGCGCAGGTCGCAGGACCATGCGTCATTCCCGAGGCGTTCGAACGCGCGGCGCACGGTGCCGGTGAATTCGCAAGCGATCAGGACGCGGAGAGGGGCGGCAGGCGATTGCATCAGTGCGTGCTCCCCGGCTCAAGCCGCTCGGCAAGCCGCACCAGCGAGGCCGCAATCGTGCGCGCCTCGTTCGCCGTCATCTGGGCGATCATCCCTTTGCCGGCAGTGTTCGCATCCGGCCCCGGCGCGTAGAGCAGGACACCGACGCGGCTCAGGGATTGGTCAGGATGATCGATCAGCAGCGTCGAGAGCCCCGGCGCGTCAGCGGTTTCGATGTCACCCCGCGACGTCACGATAGTTTGCTCGCCGAGCGCCGCAGCCTCGCCATAGGACTGCTCGAACGTGTCGGTGCGACCGGGGGCGATAGGGTCTGCCATCACTTGCCCTCCCCACCCCGAACCCGCTTGAACGCGGCGCTCACGAGGTCATCGACCTCGGCGATCGTCTCGTCGTCATAGGCGACGCGGTGCTTGGCCCATTCGTTGCTGACCTCGTCGAGTTCATCGGCGGCGGTGGCGGATTCTATCCGGGTGCGCAGGTCGGTGAGGCGTTTGGCGGCGGGGTCGGGCGTTTCCGTCTCGCCGAACGGATCATCGTCATCGCCGGTGAGTTCGGAACGGCGCGCGTCGATGGCGGCATCGCACCGTGCGTGAAGCTCCGGCCGCTCCTGCTCGAGCTTGACCAGGTTGGCCTTCACCTTGCTCACGTAGCCGTCGAGCTTTTCGACATCGGGAGCGCGACCGACGTTCGCGATGAACTTGTCGGCCCAGATTGCGGCGTCGTCGGGTTGTTCTTCACGCTCCACCGCCAACGGCTTCACCTTGTGCGGCTTGCGACTGCCCTTTGTGGCGGTCAGCATCATCAACTTCTCGCCGTCGATATGGGACATGTGGCTGATGCGAATTCCGCCAACCTCCATGCCGGCCCATTTGACGGTCGGGTCCCGGTAGAGCGTCAGGCTGCGGCCGATATATTTGCTGGCGTCGGGGCCCCATGCGGCGACGAGGCAGCGCGACATGGATTTGCAGGGCCGGTAGAATAGATTCGTCTCTTCCAGCACGATCGTGACGGGCTGCTCCTGGCCGCCGCTGATCCGAACGTCCTTGATGGTGACTGTCACCGGCCCCGAAAGGAGCGTGTCCGCGTTGATCTGATCGCTTTTCGGCTCAATCACGCTGCTCATGTCGTTCATGCTGCTTCTCCAATATACATCTCGGATTCCACACGCCGCTCGGTCGGTACGAGCCGCAGCCCGGCCTTAAGCGCGGCCCCGTAGTCGGCGATCACCTCTGCGACCTTCGCTTCGAAAGCGGCGCTGGCCTCAAGGATGGCCTCCTGAATTTCCGCATCCGCTTCGATCCGCATCGGGATCATCGGCAGGCCGCCGGAATAGCTGACGAGATCGATCCATTTGCGCTCGGTGACGAGCAGGCCGGTTTGCACCTGGAGCTTGAAATCGTCGGGTGCGCTGCCGTCGCGGTAGTGCTCCACGATGGTCTGGATCTGGAATTTCTGCCTGCGCGATTTGCATTCCAGCAGACCGTCGGTGCCGACCAGTCCATCGGGTGAATAGCCGAGCGTGAAGCCCCACTTGTCGTTCGTGACGAACCCACATTCCGTCACCGGCGCATAGGTCTTGGAGTAGAGGTCGCGGGCGAGGATTTCGTCCTCCCAACCTCGGAGCATGTCGTCACCGATATAGCTGGGTTCGACGTAGCGGCTCAGGCGCTGCGCCGCGATTTCCCAGACATGGGCGCGGGTCTTGTCGTTGTTTGCGACCTTGAGCGTGGGTGTCAGGATCAATTTCATTTCGGAAGCTGTCAGCAAGCCGAGTCTGGCCGCGTGCCATTCCTCCGAACCCTGTACGAGGTCGTTGTGGTAGGCGATCCCGGCGCCCGATTTGGCGGTTGGCTCCACCTGCTCGACGTCCTCAATCCAAGGCACATCGGCCGGATCGGATGCGGGCTCGACATAGCCGCGCTCAAAGGGATTGTCGGTCATCATCAGAACCTCAGCGAAACATGGGGAACATCGCCGGCAATGATCGCGAGCACGATCTTGACCGCGACGTCTTCGGAGCAGCCGCACTCGATCAGCGCCTCTTTGGCGGCGGTCTTGACCTTGCGGCGATTCTCCTGGTCGGCCTCGCGCTTGGCTTGCTCGGCCGCAGCCTGGCGCTCGGCTTCCTCGCGAGCGGCTTGTTCGGCGGCGATCCTGTCGCGCTCGGCTTGTGCAGCGCGTTCCGCTTCGGCTGCGCGTTCGCGTTCGGCGGCGAGTTCGGCTTCATGCTGGCGCTCTCGTTCGGCCTGAGCCTTGGCAGCCTGGCGCTGCTCTTCTTCGCGAGCCTCCTGCGCCGCCTTCTCAGCAGCTTCGCGCTGACTGCGCTCTTCCTGTTCGGCTTGGGCCTTTTTGATGCGCGCAAGCGTTTCGACGCGGGCTTTCTCCACGTCACCCGCCATCTCGCCGAAGTCATCCTCGGTCGCGACGACCTTCTCTTCCAGTTCGCGAATGAGGATGATGTACGGGTACGTCTTGCCGCCGATCATGCCGAGTCCGCACTGATTGATGTGCTCGATGACATCGCGGGCGTACTTGCGCTTCGCCCCTTCGCGTTCTCGAGCTTCCCGCTCCTCGGCTTCCTTGGCTTCGGCAGCGGCCTTCTCAGCACGAAGCCGCTCCAGCTCGGCCCGTTCGGCCTCCTCCTTCTCAAACCGAGCGAGCGCGACCTTGAGCGTCTCGACGGCCTGATCCTTCGCTTCCCGCGCCTCGTCGGTCAGTTCGCGGAAGTGATCCGGGTCGATTTCCTGCCGCCAGATATCGGCGCCGCGCGTCCGGACGGTTTCCGCCGTGTCGGCGATCGTGACGATTGCCGCATCTTTGAAGCGCTTGATGGCGGCGCGGCATTCCTCGAGGCGTAACTCCTCCGCATCTTCCCAGTCGGTGAGCGGCTTGCGGGCTTGCTCGGCAAGCCGCGTCAGTTCCTCCCGGATTTCGCGCCGGGCAGCATCCACGGCGTTGATCCGGGCGCGGGCTTCCTCGTTGAGCTTTTTGCCAGCATCGTCGATCGCGGTTTTCGTCCGGGTAATGTCGTAGGCGAACGACTTGATCGCCGCCCTGCCCTTCACCGTCGATAGATCGGGCTCGAACGCCGCGATCTTGCTCCTGATGTCGCCCAGCAAGTCGTCGCGCTTCTCCTGGTCAGCAAGGATCAACGCCGGATTATCGGTGACGAGCAGCGCAATATCGGTGCTCGGCGCATCATCTTCGCGCGCTACGGCAGCAGTAGCCATTTCCGTTCCTTTCGAGAGTGTCTGAGTTGCGCTCACCGGAGTTCGACCTCCCCCGTCGCCACAGCAGCAGCGCCAGCGGCGATGTTCATCGCCATCAGCGCGACCAGCAGGCCGAGGGTGAGGCCGAGGAGGGCGCCGAGGGTGTGGTGGCGGGTCACGATGAGGCACGCTCCCGGCACTGGACGCGCAGACCGTGCAGCGGGCACGTCACGATGCCATCGGCGTCGGGCTCGAAAGACGACAGGTCGACCTTGCGGTGCGGACAGAGCAGGCGGCCATCAGCAAGACGGCGAGGCTCTGCGATCTTGCCGTAGCGCTTGTCGAACGCGTCAAGCCACCTAGGCCGTGACGGCGGCGAGTAGGTCCATCCTGAGACCCGACACCGGCGCTTCGCCAGATAGGGCTTGCGCGGAACCTCCCTGCCTCGCTGATTGAGCGGAGCAGCGGCGACGGTTTGCTCGGCGCTACCACCCCAATAGTGGCCCGTAATTTGCTGAACCTGCCTTGCGGTCAGAAAGCGGAAATCGACGTGGAAGTGGACCGGCTCGAAGCCGACGTCGTCTCTATCGTGATGGGCCGGACCGAGGGTTGGCCATTGCCCGTCGCACCCGCAATACCGAAAGTCGATGACCGGCACCATGTAGTAGCGCCCGACGACAGGGGGCTCGCGCAGTTCGGAGAGAAGCGGAATCGTCATCACACCTCCCCCAGCGATGCAGCGCGGGCGCGGAGGGCGGCTGCGCACGAACAGCAGAGGTCGGTGTCCGGATCGGTCGCACCAATCCGCCCACAATCGGCGCAGGAGTCCACTTCGAGGTTGAGGAGTTCGCGATCACTGCGGGGCCGTCCGAAGCGGCACCGGCGTTCCGCCAGCGCAATGAGCGTTTCAGCCTGGGTCATGACAGCCCCCAGACCATGCTGCGCGCGTCCAGCGGCTCAACACCCTGCGCGATCAGCGCATCACGCAGCGCCTTCTCCGCGTCGAACTTCCGCTCGTCGGCAGCGTCCATGAACCCCTCGACACCGCTGTCGTAGGCGTCGTTCTGCGCGGCATCGGCGGCGCGGACATCGCGGACCAGCACGCCGAGGTTGGGTGCCGGGTCGTTGGCGATCTGGCGGATGGGGATGGTCTGCGCGGTCATGCGGGGCCGCCTTTCGCTTTGGCGATGGCGGCCATCAGGCAATTAAGGTGAGCGGCAGTTACACCGGTGCCGCGCTTGGCGTGTTCAACCAGCGCCTCACCTGCCGTCAGCAGTTCGGGCGCCGCAACGATCAGGAGCGCGTCAGGCGATGCCTGACGCGCATTGCTCTGGTCATCGTCAATCTCGGCATCGACCTTGATCGACACTCCTTTAAGCCAGTCTCGAACGGACCGGCCGGGAGCGTCATGTTTGCTCACGATGGTGCAGCCGTCCGCGTAAACGCGAAATTCCCACGGCCCCGGCGTATGCTGCGCCATCACACCACCCCCTTCGACTGACACGGGTCGTCCGGGTGAACCCGCGACGGATCAAACTCGCGCTCCACCGGCAAATCCGGCAGCTCGACCTCCGTGTTGTCGATCTCCTCCGCGAGCCCATCGGCCCAGATCGCCTGAGCAGCCTTCGCCGCCTCGATGTTGGCGAGCAGGGCGTTCGTCGACCATTTGCCGCCCGAGCGGATCACAGCCTGCAGCAGCGCGTTCGTGGCGTCGTTCAGGGCGCGCACGTCGCGGATCAGCTTGTATTCGCTGGCGGTGAGGTGGATGCGGGTTTTGCCGGGCTCGCTTGCTACCTCTGCGAGCCCGGGGGTTACGCCGGCGATGCGCGCAGACAGG